TAGTGTGGCAGCTACCGTGAACAACTCCACAGGAGATATAGATCCTATCAGCAACGTTATCCTCAGGTCCTTGGACGGAGGGGAAAGCTGGGAGGAAGTGGGGGTTGCCCCTGTGGACGGCATCGGCTTCGACTCCACTGTCCCCTTAGGTATGCCAAGTGTACTGTACAAGGTGATCGCCTGGACAAGCCTTCCCTCTTCGGCTGAGTCCGAGGTTCAGGAGATAAGTACCGTGGGAATCGTGGGGTACTGGTCAGTCGGGGAGATGTTCGAGAACGTCATCCAGCTTCGCGTCAACCAAGGCGGTCCCCCCAGGATAGACCTGAAGACAGGTGTATTCCAGAAGGTACTGCACTACTACGCGGGACGCACTTCCCCTGTGGAGACGATGGGTGAGGCTACCGCAGTGACAGGGGATGTGGAGTTTGTGGTCACTACGGTCCAAGATCGCGACCAAGCCAGGATCATGGCTAAGATGCCTGCCCCCCACCTGCTCCGCTTGCCTGACGGTACTACAGTCTTCGCCTCCCTGGGGCCGGTCTCCGAGAAGAGGTTGGCTCCGGGCTGGTACCGGATCGGATTCGGGATCACGGAGGTAGACCGATGAGCCTAACTGGGCACCGTACCGAACTTATCCGGGTAGAACTGCTGACTCGGTCTGAGAAGTCCCTAGGCTACCTGGACGGCATGAGTGGGGGTAGGCTCTCCTGGAACGCTAACGCCGATCTCCCTGCCGGGGGGAACATCTCGCTAGACGACACGGGCCAGGACATAAACACATCCCAGGACCGCATCCGGGTCTGGTGGGAAGTGGTGGGTGAGGACCCGTGGCCCCTTGGTGTGTACGTCATTTCGGCTCCGGCCACACAGTATCACAGCAGTGGGTCCACCCGGGACATTACGCTTATTGACAAGCTGACGGTGATCCGAGACGACGTCCTCACCACGACACTCCAGATGGTGGCTGGGACTAATCTGGTGCAAGCCGTGGTGGAACAGATCCAGGCCACTGGGGAGACCAAGATAGCAGCCACCAGCAGCACGGCTACCTTGTCCAACGCCCTGACCTGGGAACCCGGCACCAGTCGGCTGAAGGTCATCAACGACCTGCTTGGTGTGGCCGGGTACTGGTCCCTGTGGACGGACCGCAGAGGGCAGTTCCGGGTAGAGCCCTACGTAGCCCCCTCTCTTCGGCCTTCGGTATACTCGTTCGAGGAAGGCGCTACCGCTATCCACTCCCCCGACTGGGAGTATGAGCTGGCGCTGTGGGAGGCTACGAACACGGTAGTCCTTATCTCGCAGGCAGACGAGGATGGCAACACTTGGTTAGCATCAGCAGTTGACGATAACCCAGAATCCCCGACTTCTACCGTCTCTATGGGAAGGGTTCTAAACCCCATAGTGAGGGAGAATGTAGAAGCTGCTTCCCAGGTGGAGCTACAGCTACAGGCTAACCGGACGCTTGTCGATAACTCTAACGTTGTGGGCAAGATCAGGGTTTCTCATGCCCCCATCCCAGTCTGGTATAACGAGGCTGTCGGATTCGTATCCCAGGGCATGGATGCTAAGGCTACCGTCACCAAGATGTCACTGAACCTGACTCCAGGGTCACTGGTATCGGCCGAATGGAGGCAGGCATAGTGGATACCCCATGGACCATCTTGCAGGGGGCTATCAGCCGTCTGGCGGATAGGGTGGATGCTTTCCCCTCAATCCGTGAAGCTACCGTTATTACCGGTTCCCCACTAACTATCCTGTTCGATACGGATGTCAACCCCACCGTCCCTTATGCATCGTTGGTCACGGGGCTTACAACTGGGAGCAGAGTTCTAACCCTCAAGCTGCGTCATTATGTGTGGGTGCTTGGCATGAGAGGTGGTGCCCCCGTTTCGTGGTCTGACCTCCTAGGCGACGTAGCTACAGTGAAGAAGATGCGGCTGACCAGTGTCAGTGACGTGTCCCTGGGGTCTACCGAACATGCCTTTCAGATAGGCCCAGACAACGACTCTCTGATATTCGACAGCAACGAAATCCAGTCAAGGCTGAATGGCATTGCAGCGTGGTTGGGGCTGAACGCCGAAGGTGGCGACGTTGTCATAAGCGCGGATGGGTCCACTATCACCCTGAACGGAAAGGTCAGGCTTACCAACGTTGGTGATGCTTCGGCAGGCTCTACAGGTCACGCGTTCCAGATCGGACCCGACAACGGGTTCAACACTATCATCGACAATAACGAGATCATCTTCCGAAACAATGGTGTGCAGACCGGTCAGGTGCTCTCCTCTGCCAGTAACATCCCATGGTCCCAGATTGTCGACTCAATCCAGACCATAACCGGCACATCCGCTATCGTAGCTGCGTCCGGATGGTCGGTGGATACCCAGTCCATCACCATAAAGAACGGGATAGCCGTTGCCTTTATGAACTTCACCCGCACTGGTGCAGCTATCACCGTACCGGCATCTGGAAACATCGCTAACACAACCTTCGCCACCATCCCCAATGCCAGCTACCGCCCAGGGTATTCCGGTATCCCGATCTCGCTGATCTCCGGTGGTCCACTGCTGGGTGGCGAGGTAACCACTGGCGGAGATTTCCGTATCAATGCCATCGCCCCCGGAAACACTATTGCTACCGGCACTGCATTCAACTGTGGTGCTATGTGGCCGATCTAAAGGAAGGCACTACCATGGACCTGACAGCACTGACCGAAGAGGAGTTGGATCAACTCCAGCTAGATATCCGCATGGAGATGCAGAGGCGGTCCGACCTGGCTTCCATTCCGGACACTGTAGACCTTCTGAATAGGAACTTCCTTGCAGCTTCGGGAGTACAGCAGGGCGAAGAGTGGCGTCAGCCCACTGGTGCCCACGATGCCTACCCCGTGCGATGGACCGTAACGCATGGGGGCATTACCTGGGAGTCACTGGTCTCCGCTAACGTGTGGGAGCCAGGAGTGACCAACTGGCGTGAAGTGTCGGAACCGGAGGCACCCCCGGCGGAATGGCGTCAGCCCTTGGGGAGTACCGATGCTTACAATAAGGGGGACCGGGTCACCTTCCAGGGGGAAGTGTACGAGTCAGTGATCGATGCCAACGTCTGGTCGCCATCAGGCTACCCCCAAGGCTGGAAGCTGGTGCCAGCATCATGAACGCTTTAGACATAATCTCTCTGCCTGGCCATCCTGGCATGTTCGCTAGACGTGTGGCTGTGCAGGCATGGCAGTCAGCCGGTTCCCCTCCTGTGAACAGTGCNGGNNGGCTGTACNCNGANCAGAANCGNCTNTACGACGGATGGAAGGACCGGACCCCTGGGTTCAGCCCAGCCGACAATCCAGACAACGAGTCACTACCCCTAGCCCATGTCCGGTTCGTCGCGTTCGACATAGACCCCACAGCCGATAGGATCAAGCGCCTGACAGCAGCCGGGTTCCACCGCCCATACCCCTATGAGCCGTGGCATTGGGAGCTACCCAATGTCCGCAGCTATGCACTTGTGCGGTCTATCCCGTCCACCGCGTCCTTGGACCCTACCCCGGTCGCACCACCCATAGAAAAGGAAGATGACATGATGAAGCCAGAACTAGTCCAACGCAACGAGAACGGGGACGAATACTCGCTGGTAGCCCCGTGGATGACCAAGCCCGGGGACTCTCTCCAGAAGGGGTACATCGTCCTTGCCAATGAGGCCCAAGCCAAGGCAGCAGCCAGGCTCTACGGCACTGGGTTCGGCAACCACACCAAGGTGAACCGTGCCGACTACATTGAGATCCAGAAGCTGGCGCGAATTGCGCGGACGCAGTGGCTAGCAGCCCAGCCCAAGCCAACGGCATCAGGGAGTCCCGCCCCCACAGCATCTGAGGTGGCCACCGAGGTCATCAGGCAGATGAAGCTACCTGGGAACTAGGCCAAGGCCACACTACGAGAGGAACGTTATGCCAAGCGCCAAGGTATGGTTGAGAGGACTGTTTCAGAAGACCGTGTGGAGCCAATACAACACTGCCCTCATCCCTCCGAGATACCATCTCCTGTACACCTTCGTTCTCCCCTTCAAGTACTTGGCCATCGGTCTTTACGGGATGCTGTCCATATCAGTCCCCATTAGCAGCATAGACCTGATGTTCGGGGGCTTGTATGGGGATATGTGGAGTGTAGCCCTTATGCTGGGGGGCTTCTTCGCCCTCCTGGGGGTATGCTTCTATGCGAGGCTCATCTGGCTAGAGTGTGTAGCTGCGGTCACGCTGGTAACCCTCATGGTTATTTATGTAGGCTGCATCTTCGCTGCTGCCCTCCTGGGGGAACAGAGCTTACGGATCCTGTCTCTACTGCTTGTCATCATCTTCTTGCCCATGCCTTCCTGGAGGGTACTTGACATAGTGAGAGAATTGAGGCCAGCCCGTGAGTCCTGATCAAGTAGACATTGCCAAGGCCATCCTCGCAGCCATGGCCACTGTTACCGTTGCTGGGCTGGGACTACTGGGAGTAGTGATATCCTCTAGGAAGCCCAGCAAGGACAAGCCCCCCTTCATAGATGATGCTGGGCGTAAGCTCGACCAGTTCAACGGCACCCAGAACGAGTTCATGGCGTTGGTCATATCAGACAATAAGACCCAGCGCCAGGAGCTCTCTGAACTGCGCCAAGCAGTAGAGTCCATCAAGGCCCACCAAGACACTTTCCTAGGCGCTGTCAGGCGCTATCTAATGAAGCTCGCAGCAGCCTGGGACACTTCCGCCGGTCCAATGCCCTGGCCCGACGAAACAGACTTCCAGATCCTGGAAGAGACCTTGCCCAAGTGGCGAGGCAAGAGATAAAGAAAGAAGGCAGCACTATGGACATCACGTTCAGTCTACCCCCTGCCCTTGTGATCGGCCTGATCGTATCCACGATCCTGCCCATCCTCACAGGGCTGGTAACCACACGAGTGACCAAGGCAGGCACCAAGGCCATCATCCTCGCGGCTCTGGCTGCGATCACGGGCCTCAGCACGGAACTGCTCGCCACCATCCATGCAGGCACCTCGTACGATCTGGGCACGGGCCTAGTCCTTGCCTTGGGTTCCTTCCTGGTAGGTGTGGCCATGCACTTCGGCCTCTGGAAGCCGACCACCGTGTCGGCCATGGCCCAGAACGTCCTTGTGACTAGCAAGGGCACCGACGGCACGTACCGGGTCAACGCCTGATGGANAACGAAACAGTAGGCGAGTACACCTGNCCAGTAGACCCAATGGACGCCCTCCAATGTGACTCCTGCCAGTAGGTAGGGCCACC